ATCATGGACGATTTGTTTTTAGCTGAGCTAGATCAGGTCTATCTTTACAAGAGAGATGCCGATTGGCAGGCTGTTGATCCGTTTATCTTTATCAGACCAATACCAACTGAGGATAAGTTAATTAGCCCTACGGGAGCACATGAAGCATTGTGGGGTGAGGTTGTTTATAAAACAAACACCATCTCCAACGTAAACGTTGGTGACACAGTCTCATTCACACCTGACAGCGAATATGAATTTATAATAGATGGTGAGACAATCTATCGAATGTATAACAAGAACATATGTCTAAAAAGGGAGAAATAGTAGAGGCTGCTAAGCAGGCTATCGATGAGTTGATCAAGGTGCTAAAGTCACCTATCATCACTCACGCTGAGGACGACATATCGGCCGATAAGATGAAGAACGCAGCGTCAGCTAAGCGTTTGGCATTTGAGGATGCCATGTATATGCTCAACAAGATCGAAGAGGAGGAGAATAAGGCTGCAGAGGGGCCAATAGTAGAAGTTACACTCGGCAAATCAGGTTTCGCAGAAGGAAGAGCAAGACATGGAAAATAAGCTGTACTCCATAGTAACTGACTACGTCAACAAGACTGCTCTTAATACTAAGAACAATAAAAAGTCATGGGACTATGGTTACAATAAGGAGTATGACCTAATTGTTATATCTAAAGACGGAACCATTGGTGAAATCTATGAGATAAATGGCTTAAAGGTTGCTTTGCCATCTACTCCTAAAGTAGTAGAGAACAGAGGCAACAGATGGCAACCAATAGACTATCCAGCCGAGCTACAGAAAATCAAGTCAATATTTGATTGGAACCGAAGAGACAATGCGTTCAAGCTGAAGTACGTCGACATGATCGAGACTGAGTTTGAGAGGCGTGAGCAAGGCTTTTGGTTTATCAACAATGGTAATCCAACCTACATGACTGGTACACACTACATGTACCTTCAGTGGACCAAGATTGACATTGGTCTGCCTGACTTCCGTGAGTCCAACCGGATCTTCTACATATTTTGGGAGGCATGTAAGGCAGACAGCCGAGCGTTTGGCATGTGCTACCTAAAGAACCGTCGTTCAGGTTTCTCATTCATGTCGTCTGCAGAGACGTCAAATACAGGTACAATTGTCAGAGATGCTCGCCTTGGTATTCTATCCAAGACCGGATCGGATGCCAAGAAGATGTTTACCGACAAGGTTGTGCCAATTGTAAGAAATTATCCCTTCTTTTTCAAGCCGATCCAAGACGGTATGGACAACCCGAAGACGGAGTTGGCATTCCGTGTTCCTGCGAGTAAGATTACGCGCAAGAATATGGATGAGGAGCGCGATGATGATATAGAAGGGTTAGATACTACCATCGACTGGAAAAACACCGCAGACAACAGCTATGACGGTGAAAAGCTGCTTTTACTTGTACACGACGAGAGTGGTAAGTGGGAGAAGCCTGAAAACATTCTAAATAACTGGCGCGTAACCAAGACTTGTTTACGTTTGGGTAGTCGTATTATTGGTAAGTGCATGATGGGCTCCACGTCCAACGCACTTAGTAAAGGTGGTGAGAATTTCAAGAAGCTGTTCTACGACAGCGACCCAACCAAGCGATCTGCCAATGGCCAAACCAAGTCAGGGCTTTACTCTTTGTTCATCCCAATGGAGTGGAACATGGAGGGCTTTATTGACGAGTATGGATGGCCAGTGTTTGATGACCCGAAGAAACCTATTATGGGTATCGATGGTGAGGAGATTACCATGGGTGTCATAACCTATTGGAATAATGAGGTGGCTGCAATGAAGTCAGACTCAGACGCACTCAACGAATACTACCGTCAGTTCCCTAGAACAGAGTCGCATGCTTTCCGTGATGAGAGTAAGTCGTCTCTATTCAACTTAACTAAGATATACCAACAGATTGACTACAACGATGCGATGATTAAAGATCGCGTCCTAACAACTGGCTACTTCCATTGGAAGAACGGCGAGAAGGATACTGAGGTTATTTGGACGCCTGATCCGAAAGGTAGGTTTATTGTTTCGTGGATTCCTGACGCTAAGATGCGCAACAATGTCGTCAAGAAGGACGGCAAGTTCTATCCTGGCAATAAAGACATTGGCGTGTTTGGGTGTGACCCTTATGACATCTCAGGTGTAGTTGGGGGTGGTGGATCTGCCGGCGCATTGCATGGCATTACCAACTTTCACATGGAAAGCGCGCCAACCAATCACTTCTTCTTGGAGTATATTGCTCGTCCACAGACCGCTGAGATATTTTTTGAGGATGTATTGATGGCTTGTTTTTTCTACGGAATGCCTATACTTGTAGAGAACAACAAACAGCGACTATTGTACCACTTTAAGAACAGAGGGTATCGTCCATTCTCAATGAACAGGCCCGACAAACATACGTCTAAGCTATCAAAGACTGAGCTTGAACTAGGCGGTATTCCCAACTCTAGTGAGGACGTAAAGCACGCGCATGCTAATAGTATCAACACTTACATCGAGGAATATGTTGGTATTGATGCGGAAGGAAACTACAGAGAAAAAGAGTCTATGGGTGACATGTATTTTACGAGAACGTTAAATGACTGGGCCCGATTTGATATTAATAACCGAACCAAACACGATGCCTCGATTAGTTCAGGATTGGCATTAATGGCATCAAGAAGACACCTATTTATACCTGTTAAACAGGAATCTAAAATAAGTGTTAAATTTGTAAGATATAAGAATACTGGCATAAGAAGCGAAATTATCGAATAATGGATAAACCATCAGTTGTTATCTCCTCATTACCCTTTCCGGACCAAATGGCGCCAGATGAAGTCAAGGCGACATATGAGTACGGATTAAAGGTAGGAAAAGCCATCGAAGGGGAGTGGTTTAAGAGGAAGTCTAATTCAAGCAGATTTTATCAGCAGTGGGGTGAATTCCACCGCCTGAGACTATATGCCCGTGGAGAACAGCCTGTACAAAAGTACAAGGACGAGATCGCTGTTAATGGCGACATATCAATGCTTAACTTGGATTGGACTCCGGTTCCAATCATACCTAAGTTTGTTGACGTTGTTGTCAATGGAATGCTAGACAGACCATACACCATTAAGGCTGAGGCTCAGGACGTTCTATCTGCTGAGAAGAAGAACGTGTTCCAGGATATGATCGAGGCTGACATGGTAGCCAAGGACTTCTTAACGATGACCAAGGAAACACTTGGAATTGACGCGTTCAACGTAAATCCAGATGAGCTGCCTGCAAATGATCAGGAGCTTTCTCTGTACATGCAGATGAACTACAAGCCATCCATTGAGATTGCTGAAGAGATTGCCATCAACACACTTCTCAAGATGAATGACTATGAAGATGTGTTGAGAGACTATTACTACGACGTAGCCACGATAGGACTTGGTGTTGCTAAACATGAGTTTCTTATCAACGATGGCGTTAAGGTTGAGTATGTAGACCCAGCAAACTGGATCCACAGCTATACTGAAAAGAGTGACTTCTCTGATTGCTTCTACTTCGGAGAGGTTAAGCAAGTTCACTACACTGAGCTGCTTAAAATGAATCCAAACCTTACTGACGAGGAGCTTACTGAGATTAAGAACGCAGGTTCAGCTTGGTATGACTACTTCCCTATAATTCGTAACTACCAAGACGACGCATTCTTAAATGAGGTTGTGACGTTGCTGTACTTTAATTATAAGACTCACAAGAAGTTTGTTTGGAAAAAGAAATTACTTGAAAACGGAGGAGAGCGAGTGATCCGTAAGGATGACAACTTTAACCCACCACCAAACGAAATGTTTGAGGTAGTTGAAGCCGTTCGCGACGTTTGGTATGAAGGTGTGTTGGTCGGTGGATCAAACATCATCATTAAGTGGGAGATGATGAAGAACATGGTTCGTCCTAAGTCTGCATCACAGAAAGCACTTCCAAACTACATTGCTTACGCTCCACGTTACTATAAAGGAAATATTGAGTCACTCGTTCGTCGAATGATTCCATTTGCCGATCAGATCCAATTGACTCACTTGAAGCTACAGCAAGTTATGGCTCGCGTAGTTCCTGATGGTGTGTTCATTGATGCTGATGGTATTAATGAGGTAGACCTTGGAACAGGTGCCGCATACAACCCTGAGGATGCGCTCAATCTATACTTCCAAACAGGTAGTGTGATTGGACGTAGCTACACACAAGACGGTGAGTTCAACAACGCGCGTATTCCAATTCAAGAGCTTAACTCAAATAGTGGCCAAGCTAAGATGGCTGCCCTTATCGGCAACTACAACCACTACTTGAATATGATCCGCGATGTGACGGGTGTAAACGAGGTGCGTGATGCATCAACACCACACCCAGATGCTTTGGTTGGTGTTCAGAAGCTTGCAGCGCTAAACTCAAACACAGCTACTCGCCACATCTTAGAAGCTGGTCTTAATGTCACTAAAAGAGTTGCTGAGTGCTTATCTATCCGCGTTGCTGACATACTTGAGTATGCTGACTTCGCTGAGGAGTTTGCTATGCAGATTGGCAAGTACAACATGGCGATACTTGAAGACGTTAAGGATCTATACCTACACGACTTTGGTATCTTTATTGAGATTGCCCCAGATGAAGAGCAGAAGGCTCAGCTCGAGCAGAACATTCAGATGGCGTTACAGCAGCAGACAATTGACCTAGAGGATGCAATTGACATTCGCATGATCAACAACATTAAGCTTGCAAACGAGATGCTTAAGATGAAACGTCGTAAGCGTATGGAGCAGAAGCAGAAAGAGAAAGAGATGGAGTTCCAAATGCAGATGCAGACAAACATCCAATCTTCTCAAGCAGCTGCTGAAGCTAAGGCACAGGTCATCCAATTGGAAGGCCAAACAAAAGCTCAAATCAAGCAGATGGAAGTTCAAGGCGACATTCAGAAGATGCAGGCAGAAGCCGAGCTCAAGAAAGAGCTAATGGCTATTGAGTTCCAATACAACATGCAGTTGAACGGAATGCAGATGCAGACATTAAAAGATCGTGAAACTGAGAAGGAGAAGGCGAAAGATAAACGAGTCGACCTACAGGCCACTCGTCAGTCTGAGCTAATCAACCAACGACAAAACAACCTACCACCTCAAAACTTTGAGAGTACTGAAGACTCACTTGATGGCTTCGATTTAGAAGCGTTTGGACCTAAATAATGGCATATATAGAACATAACTTCTTCCCTTTGAAAGTATTCGTTAGAAATGAATACATGTATCAACATCAAAAAGGACAAGGAGAGTTTACACCTGGCGTTATAATGTCAGTTAGATGCATGCCTGGTCAGGCTGCACTATTCCAAGTTCTATTAGAGAACGGAGTAATGCGCGATAAGTTACCAAGCCATGCGTTATTAACTAAGCCCGAGCTACCTGATCCAGATCTACCATTCCACTTCTTACAGATATGGAACTGCTTCTCATACAACTTTACGTTACTACACCTATCTTATGTGTATGACACAAAAGTTGAGGTTTACATGAAAGACCATAAGTTCTATCCGGGTAGTTACTATGCCACCATCAACTGGGGAGCGAATGACTTAAATACTGATCTATCATTAGCAGAGGATGCACTAGAGCATAAGAGTCATCACATCATTTTACTTGACAATGGTCAAATAGCACTACAGCCAAACAACCGCATTAAGTGGTCTGAGCCATCATTTGTTACAAAGCCTTTTCCAGAGCGCCCTGACTATCTAGTGAATACAGACTACTACAACTGCGAGAGCTTTGATAAGTGGCACACAGAAGATTCTGATCGTATGTTCTACGATAATGAATAAATAAAATAATTATTAACTTTGTCAAAATTAAATTAAATGGAAGGTGAATTTAAAGTAAGAGCTGTAGAATTCGAAGAGAAGTCTATGGCTGAAAAAGAAGCAGCGCTTCTTGAAGGATTAGAGGATCACTCTGGTGATAATGATACCATCAAGGTAGACTTGACGGAAGGTCAACCAGCTGCTGAGCCAATAGTAGATAATAACCCACCACAAGAGGTGGATTTAGATGATAATAAAGTTCTTTCATATCTAGGTAAAAGATGGAACAAAGAGATCACATCTTTAGATGAGTTAGTTGAGCAGCGAGCACAAGCTGAAGAACTACCTGAAGATGTCTCTGCGTTTCTAAAGTATAAGAAAGATACTGGGCGTGGTATTGAAGACTTCATGAAGTTGAATGTCGACTACAGCGCCATGGATGAAGATTCTTTGCTTTACCAATACCACAAAGAACAGAACCCAGAGCTTGATGCTGATGAGGTGAAGTTTGAGCTCGAGTCTAAGTATTCATATGATGAGGACTTTGATGATGACAAGCACATTAAAAAGGTAAAGCTAGAACGTAAAAAAGAGCTGACTAAGGCTCGTGACTACTTTAATAAACTAAAAGAACAGTATAAAGCTCCGCTTGAGTCAAGGGATGCTTTTGTTCCAGCAGAAGAAAAAGAAGCTTACGAATCTTACAAGCAATATAAACAAGCCGCAACTAGCGAGCAAGAGGAACAAACGAAGCGGTCTCAGTATTTTGCTGACAAGACTAGTGAGTTGTTTTCAGATAAGTTTGAAGGTTTCAAATTTGCAATTGACGAAGACAAAGCACTAACCTATAAACCAGCAGAAGCTAAGTCACTTCTTGAGGAGCAGTCTTCACTAAAGAACTTTGTAAATAAGTTCCTAAATGAAGAGGGTTACCTAAAGGATGCTGAGTTATTCCATCGAGCAATAGCGATTGCTTCGAACCCTGATAAGTTTGCGAAGTTCTTCTATGAGAAAGGAATGGCAGACACAGTTGATACAGTCTCTAAGGAGTCAAAGAATATCGACATGGTGCGCCAATCTACTCAGGTGACTAAGAAAACTGAAGGTGGTTTCCAGGTAAGAGCTGTAGAGCCTAGTTACGGTAACAGATTAGTTATTAAACAAAAACCTAAAAACTAGAAAAAATGGCTGGTACATTAGCTGTATCTCCGGGTCCATTGTTGACCCCGAGTGCTGTAAAGGCAACATTGCCTACAAACTACATCACAAATTTTGATTTCTTGAATCAATATTTGCCTGACACTTACGAGCAAGAATTTGAGCGTTACGGTAACCGTTCAATTGCATCTTTCTTGCGTATGGTAGGTGCAGAACTTCCTACTAACTCTGACCTCATTAAATGGGCAGAACAAGGTCGTCTTCACACGAAGTACACTGGATTGACTTATGGTTCATTAGGAACACCTGCTGCTGGTCAGCAAGTATTTACACTTCCTTCAGGAACTTGTAATTTCCGTAATGGCCAAACTGTATTTCTTTCATCTGAAAGTAATTCAGCTCAATCCGCAAAAGGCGTTATCGTAGATGTAACTTCAAATACATTTACTGTTGCTTACTATTCTGCATTTGGATCAACTCCATTTACATCTGGTACTGTTACTGCATTTGTATATGGTTCTGAATTCAAAAAAGGAACTAGTGGTATGGATGGTTCATTAGAATCACAGGATCTTTTCTTCGACAACAAGCCTATTATCATTAAAGATACATATCGTGTATCTGGTTCTGACATGGCTCAAGTTGGTTGGGTTGAGGTTACTACTGAAAATGGTGCTACTGGTTACTACTGGTATATGAAGTCTGAGCACGAAACTCGTTTACGTTTTGAGGACTACCTCGAAATGGCAATGGTTGAAGGCGTTCCTGCTGCTTCTAACTCAGGTGCCGCTACTGCCCTTGGTGTTACTTCTCCAACACCACCTGCAACTACAGGTGCTGGTACTCAAGGTATGTTCAATGCCATTGAAAGCCGTGGTAATGTTTGGTCTGGTGGTAACCCATCTTCTTTAGGTGACTTCGATACAATCGTACAACGTCTTGACAAGCAAGGTGCTATCGCTGAGAACGTATTGTTCTTAAACCGTCAGTTCTCTTTCGACATCGACGATATGTTGGCTGCTCAGAACTCTTACGGTGCTGGTGGTACTTCTTATGGTTTGTTTGACAACAGCGAAGAAATGGCCCTTAACCTTGGTTTCTCTGGATTCCGTCGTGGTTATGAGTTCTACAAGACTGATTGGAAATACCTTAACGACGCAACTCTCCGCGGTGGTATCGTTGGTGGTGCTGTTAATGGTGTTTTGGTTCCTGCTGGTACAATGAGCGTTTACGATCAAGTACTTGGTAAGAATGCAAAACGTCCATTCCTTCACGTTCGTTACCGTGCTTCTGAAGCTGAAAACCGTCGTTACAAAACTTGGATGACTGGTTCAGCTGGTGGTGCACAAACTAGCTCATTAGATGCTATGGAGGTCAACTTCTTGTCAGAGCGTGCGCTTTGTACATTAGGTGCTAACAACTTCTTTATCTTCAAAGGATAAGAAGACTAATAATACGAGAGGGGTTACGGCCCCTCTCTATTTTTTTAATAATTCAAATTATATCAAATGAACAGAGTAAAGCTAGAGCCTAAGGATAGGACTTATTTATTAAATATGCAAGAAGCTCCATTGAGCTATTTTATTGCACACAAAGACACTCCTCGTAAACGTCTTTTGTATTACAATGAAGAGACCAATACGAATCACCCACTTCGCTACGCGCGAAATTCAAAAAGCCCATTTCAAGACGAACAAGATGCTAACGTTATTGTTGAGCCTATTGTATTTGAAGATGGTATTTTAAAAGTTCCAAAGAATAACCCAGTACTTCAAGAATTCTTATATTATCATCCTAATAATGGATCAGAATTTTATGAATTTGACTCAGAAAAAGATGCTCAAGAAGATGTTGAGGAGTTATTCTCTGAGATTGATGCATTACTTTTAGCTCGTGATTTAGCTGACAAAGACTTTAATACTCTTGAGGCAGTAGCTAGATTGGTATTAAGTTCAAATGTAGACAACATGAGCTCTACAGAGATTAAGCGTGACATGATGTTGTTTGCTAAGCGTTATCCACAAGACTTTATGGAGGCTGCGTCTGATCCACTTCTTAAGATCAATAACTTTGCAGCTCGTGCATTTACATCAGGTTACTTTACGTTCCGTGGAAATAAAGACATCCACTTCAACCTAAAAGACAACAAGAAACGTTTAATAACTGTTCCATTTGGACATGATCATATTCACGCGCTTGCATCATATCTGCAATCAGATGAAGGCTTAGAGCTATACAAATTTCTTGAAGAAAAGTTTTCAGGAAATGATTAAGATTTTATATGGTAGTAACAAATAATATTATATATTTGCTACTTCTAATTTAGTCATTGGAAACAGAAGTAATGGGATATCAGGTAAGATCGATATCCCTTTATTTTTTTTGATTAACTTTGAGCATTGTTTAACCCATTAAATTTTTAGAAAATGGAAAAGTTTTTATCTATCCCGGTTACCAGTGCTGGTAATCAATTGGTTGCAGTAACTAATGTTATTTTAGTTGATGCTGCTTCCGCTACTGCCACTGCTACTGCAATTACTTATGCTGGTGGTAAAGTTGTTACATTGACTCATGCTGCTCAAGTTGCATTTAGTATGCGCGATGCAATCCAAAATGGAATTGCTAATGCATTACAAACATCTTGGACTAACCCAGTCTATGAAATTACTGTCCCACAAGCAGTAAGTGATATTGCCGTAGCTTAATCTAAAGCTAACTACTACTAAAGGGCACTTCTAATGGAGTGCCTTTTTTTATTTATCTTTGTACAAAAGCAGTCAGATGATCAATGACGTTCGAAATACAGTACTCTCTATAATCAGCAAGGATAACCGTGGCTTTATTACGCCATTGGAATTTAATCAATTTGCCAAACAAGCACAGCTTGAGATTTTTGGTCAGTACATGTTTAATTACAGCAATGCAATCAATAAGCAGAATGCTAGAATGCATGGAGAAGGATATACAGATATTCCTAAGAATATGGCCGAAGTCATAGATTCATTCTCTGTTTTTTCGCCACTACCATATAATGGCATTACAAGTAGATTTACATTGCCTAATGATTACTTCTTCTTAGATAAAGTAATCTATAATAATAACACAGAGGTAGAGAAGGTTAGTCATCGTAAGATATTAAACCTAGTAAACTCAAACCTAACTGCTCCTACTGCTGCATATCCAGTATACACAATGGATCAGAGTGGAATTATTGTATATCCAACAGCAATAGCACCTCCGCCGCCTTATGCATCTACATCTATAGCGGCACAATATTTAAGATACCCAAGAGACCCGCAATGGACTTATTTAGTTGATGCATTTGGTGATCCGTTCTTTAATCCAAGTGACTCGAATTACGTTGACTTTGAATTACCGCTTGATGACTTTGCTAACTTGGTTATCAAGATCCTCGAATACTCTGGTATATCAATTGGAGATAAAGATGTCGTAGCAGCAGCTAAGGCAGAAGAAGTACAAGACATTCAACAAAAACAATAATGGCATATATTACTAACTATCAGTACTATACCAACAATGGTAACATTCCTGAGGACGCCAATTGGGGGTCTTATCAGTACGTCAGTTTGGCTTACATAGTGAACAACTTTATATTGAATTATGTTGGCAATGACAAGTTGGTAAATAATGTCGACCGATATACTGTTCTTTTTCACGCAAAAAGAGCCATCCAAGAACTTAACTACGACGCGCTTAGAAATATCAAAGTGCTTGAGTTTGAGCTTGGTGATCAATTAAAGATGGTATTGCCGCCTGACTACGTGAACTATGCAAGGATATCAATGCTCCGAAATGGTGTAATGTATCCACTTACAGAGTCTCGTCAGAGCATCACAGCTACAGCGTATCTCCAAGACAACAATGGTGACATTGTATTTGACTCAAATGGTGAGGTAGTTATTGGTGAGGCTAAGCTAGACATACTACGTCAACAGAATCAATTATACGTAGGCCCTGGCCCATACTACAACCAATGGGGTTGGGAGTATGAAGGAGAGTGGTACTTTGGATATCCTATCGCTAATAACTTTGGTTTAGAGACAGCTGATGCAAATATAAACCCAAGGTTCTTTGTAAATAAAGCAGCTGGTGTTATTGACTTCACGTCTGGTGTTCAGTACGCATATATTGTACTTGAATACATTTCAGATGGCATGGAGAACGGTGACGATTCTCTTATCACAATCAACAAGCTTGCTGAGGAATACGTTTACGCTTACTTGAAATATGCACTATTAAACAATAAGTTTGGTGTGCAGGAATACATTGTAAATAGAGTTAAGAAAGAAAAGACAGCTCTACTTAGAAATACTAAGATTAGATTAAGCAACATGCATCCTGGTCGACTTCTTATGGCTATGCGAGGTAAGGATAAATGGATTAAATAGATGGAGTTTCAAAGAACATTTCTTGCCGGTAGGATGAACAAAGATCTCGACGAGAGATTGGTACCGGATGGCGAATACCGTGATGCGCTCAATATTACTATTGACACATCTGAGGGATCAAATATTGGTGCCGTTCAGAATGCCTTAGGTAATACATTAAAGACAAATATTGCGGCTATTCTTTCTGCATATCAAGTACCCACACCTGTAAATGCTGTTGCTATTGGAGCTCTTTCAGTTGAGGCTGAGAATCTTCTTTATTGGTTTGTGAAGGCTGATAACTTTGAGGGTATATTTGAGCACAACCAAGTTACGAACACATCATTGTTAGTATTAGGTAGTACCACTAATCAACTTGGATTTGATGCTAACTACCTAATTACAGGAGTTAACTACGTTACCGACGGTAATGGCGGAGGGCTTCTTATTTGGAATGACAATTTAAACCCACCTAGAAAGATTAACATCAATAGATGCAAGACTTATAGTGTTGATGATCCTAGGATTGATGATGACATAAACTTAATTGTTGCGCCTCCCCTTAACTCTCCATTCATATCGTTAAGCACACAGACAACATCAAGCTCTAATCCCAACAACATTGAGGATAAATTCGTTTACTTTAGCTATCGATATAAATATTTAGACAATGAATACTCTTCAATGTCTCCACTTTCTGCTGCCGCATTTAATCCAAAGATGTTGCAAATTGATACAGAGACTGGTGACAATAAGGGAATGCTCAATCAATTTAACCAAGTGCAGGTTACATTTGAGACTGGTAATGAGTTTGTAAAAGAGATTCAATTATTGGTTTGGGAGTCTAGGACGTTAAACGTAAAAATAGTTGAGACATTAAATAAAGAAGAACTAAGTATACCAGATAACTCTGATTATAGTTTTTACTTTATGAATAACAAGACCTATGCAGCTCTTTCTTCTGATCAGGTTACAAGATTATTTGATAACGTACCAATCAAGGCATTAGCCCAAGACATTATAGGTAGTCGACTAATTATGGGTAACTATACTCAGTTTAGAGATTTAATTGGATACAATACAAATGATTTCATTGACATTGATTACACAGTTAAGTATGTAGATGAACCAATCACGTCTAATCCTAAACAAACTTGGAGAAGTGATCGCGACTACGAGATTGGTATTGCCTACTTAGATGACTATGGTCGAATGACAACCGTATTGACTACTACTAATGACAACTCAGTTAATGACTTATCCAACTCAATATACATACCTTCAGCTAACTCAAGCACAGCAAACTCATTAATTGTTAGCATTAAGAATGAGGCGCCAAAGTGGGCAACCGGATATAGACTATTTGTAAAGCAGTCAAAGACTGAATATTATAATCTATTTCCTATTACATTCTTTAAAAAAGATAACTTCAGATATTTCTTGATTAATGAAGCTGATAGAGATAAGATTAAGGTTAATGGTTACATTATATTTAAGTCTGCTTCTGGATTACCAACCAACTCAAATAAGCAGTTTAAGGTACTTGAACTTGAACAGAAAATAGCTGGATTTATTACAAATGCCCCAGAGGGTTTATATTTTAAAATAAAAGCGGAAGCTGTTGATACATTTTTAGATATTCCTAGTCAAGTTACATTTGCTTTTCAAGGAAGTGGACGTGGTCCTGATAATAATAGTTCAGGACCTCAAACTCCTTCAGTATTACAAAACGGTATTTTTTATATACCTCCACCTATATATTATTCAGCAACAGGTGACACTACATTAGTCAACACAGGCCCTGGAATATCTATAGATCAATTGACATCATCATCATTGTCAGATGTTAGAATTTCTATAGAAATAGTAAGCTCAACTACATTTAGATGGACTACAGATGTGTCACAAAGTTGGTGGTTAGCAAACTTACCAATAAGCACATCTCCAACAACATTAACATCAGGTGATACTAATGTTGTGCTTTCATTCGATGCTTCTTTGGGGTACAATGTAGGAGACAAGTGGGTTATAAATGTAAGGGGAAGCGGTCAATTTAAAGGTACACCATTACCAAATGGAACTGGAGGATATGGGATACCTGACCCTGTATATAACTCATCAGCAACCCCTCCAGGACAATACCTTGCTGGTTATGATCCAAGTATATATGGTGGACATGCTGCCATAAAAGGACCTGGTGCAATTTTTCCTGGAGCTGACATATCTATAAACATATTAAATGATGGAGCTCCTATAAATGGAACTAGTCAAAATGCCTCATCAATGTCATGGGTAGCTGATAAGTACTATAAAGATATAGAAGAGTGGTTTTGGCAGTCAGGTGCTTATGCTTCGTTTAATCAATATACCCAAAGTGGTACAAATGTAAATGCATCTACAGTTATATTTAGAGAAGCTATTGATGTAACTCAAAACTTCAGTACATTCTCATTTACTAGTAATGTAATTGAGATGAATACGGCAAGTTCTGATAAGTGGATGCTTATAAGGGGATTTGGCGAAAATAGCGGAAGTAGTAGGAATGAAATAAAAGTAGATATAAAAGTAAGTCAGACTCCATCTAATTCTAAACTTTCAGCTGAGACAGTTCCTGCCAATGACGATGTGGACATCTACTACGAAATGAGTAGAACATATCCAATTGAAATAGGCAACCACTTGGTGTTATGGAGTTATGATGTATCAACAATTGCGGCAAACACTACGCTTATTCAAAATGGTAAAAAGCATCCGCATTATTTTGATGTTGGACAGTCTGTTTATGTAACAGCTTCAAACATACCTCCTGGCTATTATACCGTACTTGCCACGCCAGATAGATATTCAATAACTATCAATATAGCAGCAGGTTCATCAGCTCCAGGTAAAATATCTAACAGCAATTTAGAGCAAGATCAGTCCGGTGCTTTAAATCAAGCTGTTATTAAGTTGAATAGCACTGACAATAAAAACTCAGACTACAACGCATATTGCTATGGAAATGGTGTTGAGTCCAACCGAATATTAGATGGCTTTAATGAGCCTTGGTTAAAGTATAGTCTACGTGCAAGCGGTGTTATTGAAGACTACGAGCAACAGATAAAAGACACATCGGTTACATACAGTGGCTTGTATCGTTGGGATTCATCAATTAACAGATTAAATGAGTTCAATTTATCTATTGCTAACTTCAAAAACTTAGACAAAAACTTTGGCACTGTCCAAAAACTTTACGCTAGAACAAATGACCTAGTGGTATTACACCAAGATAAAATCACGTCAGTTTTATATGGTAAAAACTTACTTGTTGATGCCGTAGGTGGGGGGTCAGTGGCTTCAGTTCCTGAGGTACTTGGTACGCAGATTGCACTACCTTATGATTTTGGTATATCATCAAATCCAGAGAGCTTTGCTACATGGAGTGATAGAATGTATTTTACCGATGCTAAGAGAGGTGTTGTCTTGCAAATGCAAGGAGACCAAGTAATGCAGATATCTCGAATGGGTATGTCTGACTATTTTAGAGATATAATGATCAGCACTCCAAACATGGCAAAACTTGGTGCATACGATCCATATAACCACAACTACGTCATTGCGTCAACATCTAGAAGAAACACACCTTGCGACATACAAATCAATCCAACAGCTGGTAGTTTCCCATACAATACAGCAGGAGACCTTGAGTATTTGTTTGCATTATCAGGAACAACAAGTTGGTCAATTACATTGATTAATAATGGATTTGGAACCAACTGGGTTGAGCTTCCTCCTTACTGCCAAGCAGGTGTAGGTGCTCAAAATATATATGGAAGAATTCAAAACAACACCACGCTCGCTCAGAGAAGTGTTATTGTTAGAGTTTTTTACTGCAGTACATATGTAGACTACACACTAACTCAAGGACGTGGTCCAAGAACAGATTTTAATATTATAACGTTAGGTAAAGATGAGTTCAAAAACTAAGCAATCATTCAGCTATACAGGTAGTTCAACATATACAATAGATAATGTGGTGTTAAGTGGTGGAGCTATTGCTCTATTCGATACATCTACAGGCATTGGTGGTGTTGGTTATGTTCCATATAATGGATCTGTTGTCACTGTGGTCGCAGGTGATGTCTTGTCTGACTATCGTCAACTAGCACCTACGTTAAGTAATAAACTATACTATTTGGTTTCAGACACTGCATATACAGCAGCTGACAAAACAACAATACTTAGCTTAGCTACCGAAATACCAGTCGTTTATTCAGCAGGCGTGTTTACAGGTCAGTTTACATTCTTGAATCCAAATAACTACGAGTATGTATACTTGTTGTGGGATTATGAGGACAAGATGGACACTGTTGCATCTTATAAAGGCGCTACTGATAGCCGGTCAATCGATATGAATTTTGGCAATAGAATTGGTAGAGCTGGTATTAGTTTTAATACCATTGATCCTGATCAGCCGACTAGATATCAGATTGAATGGAATGGAGATATTGTTGTTGATACCAAGTACGTTGGACTTAACTCATCTTCAAATTACAATGCATTAATAGCTGCAGGAATTCCAGCAGAAGACATTGGCTTAGTCGCTCCATATAATGGCTTAGTTAATAATGGAGTTGGAGCTGTCGAGTTTTACAAGAATTTACAAGTTGAAGATGCAAGGTTAATTGTATCGTCTCCATTCAGTGGATCAACTTGGATTGTAAATAAAATTAATCCATATTTAACTGAGTTTTATATTGATGAAGATCAGGGCACAGCTGCTAATGTTTGCGCTCAATGTCCTAATGTTGCTATATATCATAATGGTGTGGATGCGCTTCCAAATATAGGAGATCAATTATTTTCTACATTTACTGGATTAGATGTATATGTTGGAGATGAATACCTTCATTTAATTGATGTAGTAGATACATGTGTATCAGCTATTTATTATATAACTGCAAGCTCGACTGGTGAAGTTCTATCAAAAGAAAGTTGCACATGCTCTGAATTTGCTGTTCCGTTTATTATTGCAGACCCAATCACAGCTAACACAAATACATCTGAAAGTGTAAGTATAGAGGTTATTAATAACCCAACGTCATGGGACTTACTTTCAAGCACGTTACCCAATCAAGCAACTTTTTCAAATGGAACTGTATACTTTGAGAACTGTCCTGCTGGTATTTACTCAATAACAATAAGGGCTACTAATTGCTTTGGCGTTAGCTCGTCAGCTATTATATCTGTCACTGTATCAGATCCAGGCAACATGAAGCCTTTCTTAATTGACGTTGAGCAATTTAAAGAGTCTGGTGCTGACGCTTGTTTAGTTATTCCAACATTTACCTTGATGTACTTTGATGGCGATGGGTATATACCAAACCTAGTAGATACTGTGTTCTATGACTCAGAAGGGTTACGTCCATTTATGGGAGGTAAAAAGTGGTATCAGATTAATGACTCTAATTATAGCGTACAGATTGATCAGGAGGGTACAATAATTGCAAAATCAACTTGTGCTGGTACAACTACAACTACTACAACAACTAGCACAACTACACTTCCTGCCGGTACATATTTTACAGCCACGTCTTGTGTTGATAATTCATTAACTGTTGTGTTAAGAAATTCATTAGGCACGCCTATAACTACTTCATTAGTAGTTAAGACTACAGATGGAAACTGCTGGAGAATAAATGGATCAACTACAGCAACGTTCCCATACTATAATGTCATCACACCTATTGTCACGTATGCCGACTGCACCGCATGTACTGGAACTACAACTACTACAACTACTAGTACAACCACTACGTCAACACCTGTAACTGGTTTTGATTTAGATGTTACTGGATTTACTACAGCTAGATCAGCTTGCACATCGACACCAACATATGTAACGCACTACCATACCGGAACATTGGCAGTAAACAGTTTTGTTTACACCAATGCAGGTGCCACTACGTTATTCGATGGCGCCTTCTTGTGGTATTTAGTTAGAAAGTCAGGTATTACTTATGCTTGTTTGATTGCTGATACAGGTCAGATATTAAGTCTATTAACTTGCTCAGGTGTTACAACGACGACGACTACAACTACTATCCCTACTTATTACTATAATGGTACCAAATGTGTAGGCGGTGCTGCTGTATTGATGAGGTATCAAGGATATGCGCCACTATCGCTTCCTAACTACGTGAAGGATAGCAATGGAGATTGCATTATGATTACAGCTACTGCATCACCTGGCGTTCAGAATGGTGACATATATTACACTTATGGAAGTTGCTCTGAGTGTGCTGCCACTACAACGACCACTACTACAACAACTACATCAACAACGACTACAACTACAACAACTACAACCACAACAACTAGAGCTCCATTAACAACGCTTACGTTGTCTTACTCTTCTTCACAATCAACAGTTTGTTCTGTTCTTGATATTGATAATTATTACGTCAATGGCGCCATAGGTGTGCCTGGAAACTCTATCTTTACAAATCTATTAGGCACAGATCCTGCGCCTGCTGGTTGGTATTTGAATTTAATTATTAATGTCGCATACGAATGGAATGGGTCTAACTGGACCGGTGCGACTAAAGCTTGCTAATGAAGACACTTAGGATGTTGTCAGCGCAACCTGCGCTTGACTACTACGCTTGGCAGATTGAGGTATGCATACATAACTTTGCATCCCTTGGTTATAAGAACATAGACATTGTAGCTGGGTATCAAGATGAGATACCAGAGTCGTGGAATAAGCTTTATCAGACTTACTCTGACATAGCTAGATTCTTCTTCTATAAAGACACTATGGGTGAATGCAACTACCCACCTGCCATTCAAGCGCACTTGCTTCAAAAACATTTCAAGAAGCATCCTGATCTAACAAACGATGCGTTCTTTTTCCATGACGCTGACTTTGTTTTTACCAAGTACATGGACTTTACTCCATATCTTCAGGACGATACATGGTACTTCTCAGACACTATATCATACATAGGCTACGACTATATCATGAGTAAGGGAGAAGAGGTTTTAGATGAAATGTGTAGTCAGGTTGGTATATCAAAAAAACTAATTGAGTTCAATAAGAATAATAGCGGAGGAGCTCAGAAGCTTATGAAGAATCTGACATCGCACTATTGGAGAAAAGTTGAGCAAGACAGCAAGGATTTATACAACCTATTGACCGAGATGCAGCACGTCCGAAAGGAAGGTGATCCGAACGGCATACAGGCCTGGACGGCAAGCATGTGGGCCGAGCTGTGGAACGCTTGGTTTTTTGGTCATCATGTCGAGGTGCCTAAAGAATTTGATTTTGCTTGGGCGACCTGCCCGTCTGATCGATGGGATGAGTTATACTTTTTCCATAATGCCGGTGTCGTTAATTCAACACAAGGCATGTTTCACAAGGCGTCATATATGGACAATATACCATTCGAAACAGACTTGCAGCTAGATCCAAACAGATGCTCATATAGGTACTATGAGATGATCAAGAGCATGAAAAGCTGCTTGGTCTAAAATTCGTAACTTTGTTATATGATTATAGATACGCTTACATTCTCTAACAAGGCCGAGGGCTGGACCTCTAGATGGTCCTATCGCCCAGAGTGGATGATTGGCCTTAATAGTACTTTCTATTCATTTAAAGGTGGGAATCTATATCAACATGATACCAATCAAACTAGAACTCAATTTTACGGAACTACACCGGGTGGTTTTTCTATAGAGACTATAGTAAACGAATCACCTGTAGAGACTAAGATGTTTAAGTCTTTGAATCTTGACTGTACAAATGCTTTAGATGTGTTAGGATCTACTGACCTAGATCAAGTGCAAATAGATAGCGCTCAATTTTCTAAAAAAGAAGGTGACTTTTTTGCATACATAAGAAGGCCACAAAATCAGTTGGATTTAGATCTTCTATCTGTACAAGGCGTTGGTTTAGTATCTAGTGTCTCTGGTCTTATTATATCTTTTAACGTTCCAATATCAAATATAAATCCAGGTGATTTTGTATACAAGGCTAGTAATATTTCTGGTCAGATTACAAACATTATGGCTGTCGGTACTATTAATCAAGCTGTTACATCATCTACTACAAGCTCAATATCAATAGTCGGTGGATTTGTAAACACACCGAATCCAGGTGACTATATATTCATAAATAAAAAATCATCTGTAGAGTCTTACGGATCTAGAGGTAGGTATTTAAACTTAACACTTTCATTAAGCGCTTGGGAAGCTACAGGTGAGATAGAGCTATTTGCTGTCAAGACATCAGTATTCAAAAGTTTTCCTTAAATTTGTTACATGGAAGTTAGGTATCTTGATGACCGCGACTACGATGTTTTGGCGTCATGGTGGAAAGACTGGAGATGGACTCCGCCACCTAAAGATATGCTACCTCAGGACGGCCGTGGAGGTCTGATGATTACAAAAGAAGGCATCGATATTTGCGCTGGATTTATATACTTCACCAACTCCTCTACAGCATGGGTTGAGTTTATTGTATCTAACTTTCAATATAAAGATAAAGACCGAAAGGACGCTATTCTACTTTTGATTAACGCACTATCGGAGGTTGCTAAGGAAAATGGATGCAAGTATGTATACACCTCACTTAAAAACCAAAGCTTAATAAACTACTATGCAGAGTGTGGATTCGAAAAAGGATCTGAAAACTGCACTGAAATGATAAAGATATGGCAGCAGTAACATCAACATTAGTGGCATTAGGAGGCGTAGGTCTCAGTGCCGCACAAGCCATCAAGGCAAACAAAGACATGAAGCAAGCTGCATCAGCAGCAGACCTAGCTAAAAACCAACTCAAGCAAATTAAAGAGACTAATCCATTTAAGGCTGTTCAGACGCCTATGCTTGGTTTTGAATTAGCTCAACAACAGCAGTCTCAAAGAGAAGCTCAGATGGTTGGGGCGCTTGAGGGTGTAGGAGCTGAAGGTATCATTGGTGGTATTGGGCAGGTAGCTCAGGCAGGTAATGAGCAAGACATGGCATTAGCAGCTCAAGCTAATCAAACACAATTCCAAAGAGATATGGCGCAAGCTGAAGCTGAGTCAGGTATCGAGGCACGTAAAGCTGAGCGTGATTGGATGGCTGGTATTGGAGATATCCAAATGCAGAATGCCATTAGAGCTCAATCAGAGAAGAATAGAAACGCTGCCATTGAGGGTGCGTTTAGTTCTTTAGGTACAGCGGCGACTGGAGCTGATGAAATGATTGATTTATATAAGTCTGATAAAAAACAAAAGATGGGAGATATAGACTATTTAAAATCATTGGGCTTATTCAAACCTATTTAATATGGCAATTAATCAAAACATATTCGGGTATATTCCTGTCGATTCTATCGACTGGGCAAAGCAAATGAACGATTTATCAGGTACTATATCTGGTATTGGTGAGCGTCGTGAAAAAGAGAAAGAATACCTAGACCAATTAAAGACTGACAATATAAAGACTATTCAAACTTCTGATGCTTTTGCAAGTCAGAACTTTGGACAGATGATGCTTGCTTCTTCTCAAGAAGGTGTAGGTACTATAAAATCTTGGAATGACGCTTTAAAAAGAGGAGAATTAGATCCAAAGCAATATAAGCAGAACATGAATAATCTCATGGAAAGCTGGGGAACACTAGGTAATAGTATTAAAAGCTTTGACGCTAAGAATGCCGAGCTTCAGAAAAGACTTCAAGACGGAACAGCATCAAAGGCATCCGTTGAAGCTGCTGAATACTTTGCTAGAATGGGTGATATTAAAAATATGAAAGTTTTTATTGACCCATCAACAGGCACTGTAAGCACAGGGAGGTTAGATCCTAAAACTGGGCAAGTTATTCCAGATACAATTGAGTCTGCAAAAACAATGGCCGACCCGAGTAATGCTGTGTTTGATAAAGTAGAGCTTGATAAAGCTGTTAATGAAACAACAAAGCTTTGGAAAGATTACGTCACAGAGAATGGCGTTACCACACTAACTGACTTAACTAAACGCCCTGGATTTGCTAATAAATTAGCTGACTTGACAGGTGCATTAACAAGTAATAATAGAATGACAATGAGTATCCTTCAAGACAATATGGATGAAGGTTATACCACTTATTACACATCTCAGGATCGTAACCAAATACTTATGGGAATGGTTCAAAAAGAGAATGAGTCTAGAAGATATCAGGACCTGCCAGAATTATCAGGAGAGGAATTTGAAGCATTTATGCAAGAGTCTGAGAAGAAGCTAATACCAATGCAAAAAGATGCATCGGGAGTTTATCAACCTATGATATCTGAAGAACAAAAAGAAAGAGCCAAGAGATCAATTGAGGCTTCTGTAGAGATGCAACTTGGTTTTAAGTCACTACAAGACGAACCAAAAGCAGCAGGAGGAGGTGAATCTACTACTGTAAAAGCAGAAGATAAGCCAGCATATTATAAGACAGCCGCTGATGTTAGAACAGCTTGGGTTAATGGTGATGTAAATGCATTGAGTAGCCTATCTGGAGGTAAATACTTATTTGAAAAGAAAGGTGAAAACACATATCTTATTATCAATGCATCAAATCCTAAGGATGTAAAAGGACCATTCTATAAGCTTGATGATATAGGTGGTTTCTTTGGTGTTAGTAATAGAGACACATGGACCAAGAAAATGGGCAAAGCTAGATCAGCCTCGAATAATCAACAACAGACACAGCAACCAAAAATGACACAAGATCAATGGAATACCAAATGGGCAGCTCTTAAAAAAGGTCAGACTATGGTAGGATTAGATGGTGTAACTTATACAAAGAAATAAATGGAAAACGAATGGACACCCCCAAGTGACGGAGTAGCATCAGGCTCATCTTTTGTTCCGCCATCTGATGCAGTAAAAAAAAAAGATCTTACGGCATCTGGATCAGGAACGTCTTCATCGGGCAGATTATCCAACACAACAACAAAGCCTACGGCATCTTCGTCTTCAAAAGGTGAAATCTTTACTGGTTATCCAGGTAAGGAAGAAAAGCCATATCAATTTAAGGACGGTAAGTGGTATGAGGAGGCTCCTGTAAAAGTATACGGGCAGAAAGCTCAGTATGTACAGATTCAAGATCCAAATAGAATTGGCAATCTCAATAAGCAGTTTAAAAAGGACGCATCTTTATCTCAAGAATATGAGTTATTTAATAACTACGATGATGAGAAAGCTGACAACCAATATCGCATAAAGGATGGCCAATGGCAGCGAATGACTCCAGGGAGCAAATGGCATACCATTCAAAACGAAGGATCAATCAATGCGTTAAATAATCGATACGGCAAAAGCGTAAGCTCTAGAGTTGTAACTACAACTACTATGAAGCCTGCTAAGTTTGATGATATTAACTCAGACTTTGTAGCCAAAACAGAAGAGAATGCTATCAAATACTTGACTGAAAAATACGGTAAGTATGGATTTGAGTTCTCTGAAGAAGGGGCATTTGCAATTGACCAAATTAAAGTAAAGACAAAAGACGGTAGCAAGGAGAAGGTATTTGAGTTTGACGAAAAGAACCCTGAGCAAGCGCGTGAGTTGCGTGCATTCTTAGAAGTAAATGCCACTAAGTCATACAGTGAAAACTTTGATAAGGCATTGAATAGTCTTAATAAGTTTGAAGGTAAAGACCAAATGAGTGGCCCTAAGATGGGAACAGGTCAGTATGGATACCAGCAACAATCTGCCATTATTAGGGGTAAGAACTTACTTTCCAGTGAGTTCCAATCAGAGTTTAAGAAGCTACCATTTGAAGAGCAAAAAGAGATTATACAAGAGCAAATCATAGGAACCGGACTCCCGACCAATGATGTTCAATCTTTTTATAAAAGCGCTGCCTACCAAGACTATAAGAAAAAGAAAGTGGGCGGTGATCAACAAAGTAAATCAAAGCAAGATCAGATATATGATGACTATCAATATGCTTTGGCCACTAAAGATCCTGCCAAAATAAAAGAAGCAAAGGCTAAGATTGACGCATATTATACCGATGATATTATTCAGGATAATGTCAAGACGTATAACATGAAGCTTAATGACCTTGAACAGTCACAAAAAAATATACTACAAGATAGAAAAGCATACGATGATGAGGTAAGTAGGTTCAATGAGTTAGCTCAAAGTGGCAAGATGACTCAGGAACAATATGATGCTCAGAAAAAGATACTAGACAATCAAGCTGAATCATTAGAAACAAGAGCTCAGAACTTTGTGATGCAAAAGAAAGAAATTCAAGCATCACAAAATAAGCTAAACCTAGTGGCAGGTAAGTATGTTGCCGCTAAAGAAAAAGAGGGTAACTTAGGTGGGTTTTTAGTTAATAAAGTATTGACTGGTGTGTCAATGGCCTTTGTTGAACCATTTGCCGCCTTGGAAGCATCTGCTGAAAAAAGATACGATCAGTTATCTCCAGAAGAAAAGGCTTACTATAAGTCAATAAAATATAATGGCAAGAACCTAACCAAAGATCAGATTGAAAACTTGCTTGACAATCAGGCAATGCTCAAGGCAAAAAACGAAGCCAAAGAATCTATCATTAAAACGCTTGGAGCTGAAGGAACCACACTTGAGTATATGAAGTCTGGTGATAGAGGATTTATTACCCAAGCCATAGGTGGTGTTCTCGAGTCTCTCCCTGCGATGGCAACCGGTATAGCCGGAAAAGCGGCTGGTTTTACTGGGCTAGCTTTACAGGCTTATAGTGGAATTGAAGAGGAGATGCTTAGTGACCCTGACTTCCAATATACTTCTGCAGGGGATCGCGCTATTATTGCGATACCATACGCAGCAGGTATGGGTGTTCTTGAGAATGTAGGTCTACAAAACTTAGTTAAGGGTGACTCATTCTTAGGTAAGGTAATGATGGATGTTGCTATTAAGTCTGCTAAAAAAGTAGGAGCTAATGCAACTAAAGAAGCGCTTGAGAGAGTTGCAGCTAAAGAGGTTGAAAGTCTTTTAGCTAAGGGATTAATTCGTGTAACACAGGCTGGTGTCGCTGAATTTGAGACCGGTTTTACGCAAGCTCTAGTACTAGACCAAGGATTGAAACAGGCATACAACTGGATTCAGCAAAGCGGCATGACTGAAGAGCAAAAGAAAAAATTAACTCAAGGTGAATATTTTGATACAGCTGATACCTTAAAAGAACTAGGCTCTAAAACATTTGAAGATGGTGTTGCTGAGATGATTGGAGGTTTCACAATGGGGTCTGTCGGTACAGTATTACAAGCTGTAGTTAATGGCAACATTTCTTTGTACAATGAAGATGACGTTAAGTTCTTAAAGGATGTTGTTGCAGATAGCAACTTCAAGAAGCTATACGTAGCATCCATGAAGACACAGATGTTGGATGGCAAGATCACCAAGTCAAAAGCGCAGCAGAACTTAAATAATTTAAATGAGATTGAGGCAGCATTTGACATGATGCCAAATGGTTTGTCTACAGCAGATATGAATACATCGCTTTCTTTAATCACAGAGAGAGCTCAATTAACAAGAGAAAAAGCAGGGAAGGACCCCAACCTTGTTGCACCATTAGAGGCGCGCATCAAGGCAATCAATGAAGAACTAACAAAAATTGGAGAAAATGCCGTTCAAGAGCAAACAACAAGTGAAATTCCTGTACAGCCAGAAGCCAGAGTTGGCGGAGAAGTGGCGCAAGGAAAACCCGAAGCAGGACCTCAAGAAGTTACCCAAGAAGGTGGCCAAGCCCAAGAAATAGTTCAGTCAGAAGAAAGGCAGAGCCTTATAGACGCATATGTTCAGGAGGAGACTAATGTTATAAATGAAACATACGTTGGAGTACCTCAAGAAGAAAAACAAGCAGCTCTAGATAAATTAGCAGCAGACCCTATTTCATACGCTAGAGAAAAAGAAGGAATGCCAAGGGCAGATAGATTTATAAATTCACTAGAGCAAGCACCTGCTGTGCAAGAAGTTGGATATAGATCTGGTGATTTAGTAAATAAAGCAGAAACAAAAGGGAAGTTCGAAGGCGGCGATAGAAGCACTGGACATTTTGGCACCGGGTTTTATTTCTTTGGAACTAAAGATAAGGCAGATCAGTATGATGGTAGAAATACCAATCCTATTGATTTAAGTGGATATAATTTAGCTAAAGGAACTATTGAGCTTCATGATGCTCTAAAGGATATAAATAATTTGTCTATAGGTAGAAATAAGAACGAACAAGACTTAAAATATAAGATTGAATCGTTATTAAACTATCTTGGCAAATCAGAAGTACTACCAATAGGTAGAAATTCATCTGATCAAGAACTTGAGGCTTATACCAAAAGTGTTACTGAACAAGATCAAAAAATACAATCAATCATAAGCGAAATAAATAAAAGCGATGTTGATTCTCCATCAACGGTAGTTATGAAAGCTTTAGGTTTTGATGGTATCGATTCAAGGGGTACAGAATTGGATAATGCACAGTATGGTAGTGTAATATATTCATTAAAAGATGAAAATATAGCAAAAGATAACCAAAAAGAAACTAACTTTGTACAAAATGAAAAAGGAAACATACAATCCGAACGAACCGGAGACGGAAGAACAGCACGGCCTGCAATCAGCAAAAATGCGCCTCTCGAAGGTGCTCCAACAATCCAAGGGGCAACCGGACCAGACCCAGGACTTGTATCAGTTGCTGAAAAATATGCAGATGAAAACGATATTGATCTCAAAAGACAAGGAGAGTACGTCGAATTAGACGAACAAAGAGCTAAGAGAATAGCCGACGCCTACGAGCAGATGGCTGACGATCCTCAAAATCCAAAAGTTAAAGAGGCGTATGCTGAATTAATAAAACAAACTAAGGCTCAATATCAAGCGCTGATAGATGCTGGTTATAAGTTTTGGTTTATTGATGTAAAGAATCCCGAGAATATTGATTACATATCATCTCCGTATAATGCTATGCGTGATTTGCGCCAAAACAAACAGATGGGTGTTTTCCCAACAGAACAAGGTTTTGGTTCAAATGAAGATATGGATGTGTCTAAAAATCCTTTATTGGAGGACACAGGAATCATGTGGCCATCAGGTGGACTAGATGGAGAAATGAAAATTGTTACAGCAAATGATTTATTTAGAGCTGTACATGACACATTTGGGCATGGGCTTGAGGGCGCTGGTTTTAGAGCAAGAGGAGAAGAGAATGCATGGCAAGCTCATTCAAGATTGTACACAGGAAGTGCTATAGGTGCTATGACGAGTGAAACAAGAGGTCAAAACTCTTGGGTAAACTACGGGCCTAAAGGAGAGCAAAATAGAACTGCGAGTGGTGAAGATACCATTTTTGCTGATCAAAAAGTAGGTCTAATGCCTGAGTGGACATGGACCGAAGGACGTGCAGGTGATATGGAGGAAGATATTCTACAAGCAGACACCAAAGATGCGACCAATCTACAGAAAGCACTTGATGCTTTGGATAAGATTGAGAAGGACCTTGATCAGTTTGGTAAAGAGACTCTTGGTGTAAACATTCCAGTTGCTTTAGCTAAGACAATTGTAAAGGCTGTTAAAGCACTCGTGCAGGCCGGTGTAACACTTGAACAAGCTATCAAACAAATTGCCGCTGAGTATAATCTATCTGACAGAGATGTAAAATCATTACTCACTCCTACGAAAGTATCTGAGATTGACGTAAATGAAGTTAGGGCTAAGGCTAGACCTGGTAAACGTATATCGAAAGGACTTTCAGTTAAAACAGTTGACCGTAAAAAGGTTATCGAAGAGACTGAAGACTTATCCATCGAATACGTTAAGAAAAATGCACCAAAGGCATTTGTCTCTAACGCAAATATTATTGCCAAGTATCCACTAGTTGCTGGTAAGAAGAAATTCAAAACAGCCACAACAGTTGAGCAAGCTCAAGAGATATATGATGTATTTGTTAGAGAAGTGGCTGACAATCTTAACTACTTAATGGCTGAATTTAAGCCAGAGTATAGGGAGATATCAACTCTTTGGTATGATGGTGCCAATGCTATAGCAAATGATTTTGCTGCGCAATTTGGCGTATCAGCAGAGCAAGCAGCAGGCATTATTGCCGCGATGTCTCCTCAAAAAGACTGGTATCAGAATGTTCGTTTAGCTGAGATGGTATTGATGGCCTACAAAGATAACCCAGTCATGACGAAAGAAATGGTTGATTATCAGAAGGGTGTAAATAAGAAAGGCCTTTATGATGGAGCTAAGTCAGCTGGAAAAAAATTAAAATTAGCACAAAAAGAATACAGCGAATCTAGAACTAAAGCCAATAAAGAAGCACTTGAAGAAGCTAAAGTTAAATTACAAGAAGCTATTGAAAAAGCTGACGCTGTAATAACTATGCTTAATAAATATATAGGCAAGAATTTAAATGATGTTCCTGCTGCTGTTCAGCCATATATGGTTAGAACATACCATGAGGTAAACACTACTAAAGACTACAACATTGTAGCTCCTGATGGTAGTGTTCAAGGTGTTGCTAAAAAGAACAACGGAGCAAAAGCTAAGGTTGCTTGGGGATCTTATAGTGAGATTGGAAAAGCTGTCGCGATTAAAAATGACGGTAGCCAGGAGAACATCACAAGATCTTTAGGTGAGATGCATAAGATCAGGAACTTCTATAACAACATCATTGATCCAATGAGTAATGATGGTGATGTTACTATGGATACTCATGCGATTGCAGCAGCATTATTGTTACCTTTATCTGGAAAATCTACCCAAGTAGGTCAGAACTTTGGTACCAAAACCGCAAACTCCGCACCACTTGGTATTAAAGGTTTGTACTATGCTTATGCAGACGCATACGCATTAGCCGCCAAAGAAGCCGGTCTATTGCCAAGACAAGTACAAAGTATTACCTGGGAGGCTGTACGTGGTTTATATACAGACACATTTAAAGGAAATAAAGCTCAAGTAGCAAAAATTAATAACATTTGGAAAGACTATCAAGATGGAAAAATTACAATCGATGAAGCAAGAGAACAAGCCAAAGAATCAGCCGGTGGAATCAAAGATCCAACCTGGGCAGGACCTGTTCAGACAGAGTCTGGAGATGGCGCTGGGGCGCAAGGTGTCGAAGGAAGAGGAGATGGAAATGAACGAGATACTGTCGGGGGGACCGATGGAGGAGGAATTCTAACTGCCGACACTAAAAATCCTACAGTATTAAAAAGAGTAGAAAACGCCCTGAACAAAGCTGACGATGATTTAGCCAAGTTTGGAAGAGAAACACTTGGTATCAATATACCTGTGGCTACAATGAGAGCTATTATCAAGCTTGCTAAAGTATTGGTTAAGACCGGTATAACTTTACAAGATGCAATCATTCAAGCTGCTGAGCAGAAGAATGTATCCAAAAAAGATGCATTGAACGCTATCAAGTTCATGGTTGAGACGATCAACAAGCCAGTTGAAAAAGTTACTGTAAACAAAGTCACTGCTTTAAAAGATCAAATAAGATTAGAAGCTCGTGCTGCTAGAGAAGGCGCTAAGTCTGTTTCTCAAGCAGTTAAAGCTATTACTGCTTTCTTTAAAGATAAAGCAAACCAAGTTAATCTTACTAGAGCTGAACTAAAGTCTGTAATCAACATCATATCATCAGTTAAAGACCAAAAAACTTTGGACGCTGCTGCTGATAAAATCTACAAAATAGTCTCATCTGCTAAGTCTGATGTAATAGAGGTTAATCAAATGCAAGCACTCAAGTCGCAAATTAGACTTGAAGCCAAGGCCGCTCGTGAAGCTAAGGGTGATCTGAATGCCAAAAGAAAAGCACTTGCAGCTGCTATAACCGGTATGGTGAGACAGGGAAAGATTACAGCCGTTCAGGCCAGAAGCATCATCAATAAGGTAAGCAGAGTTAACCTTGACAACCCTGTGATGGTTGATAGATTGATCAGCTATGCAGAAAGAGTGTTCGATAGAGCTGACTACCAAGAGACATTAAGTAAGGCAGCCAAGATCAGAAAGTCAATCAAAAAAGCCATGAAGTCAAAAGACTTACAGGCTGAGGTTGCTGGTATGGCTAAAAAGTTCTCTGGTGTTGATCCGTTTATGGTTGAGGATATTGACCAGTATATCGAGAATGCAGAGAAGGTGCTTAATGCTGTTCGTCCTGTCAGAGAAACAGAGGTTCCACTTCGTCAAGCTGCTGACATTGAAGCTATTAGCGAGTACACAACAGCTCAGGTTGAACGCCAAGAAGCGAATAAAAAAGCTGAATTACTTGCACTAAATAAGTACTTGGTTGAAGCAGGAATCATTACTGACGACATGACTGCTAAGGAGATCCAAGAGATGATCGACATCATTGCAGCTGAAGAATATGAAGTTGAAAACGCTGACAAGAAGCTTAACTTTTTGAAAAATCGTTTTGATTTTATGGCTGGTGTGATAGAAGAGATGATTGTGAACAATAAAGATATCTTCACAGACGAAGCACTTGATTTAACGCAAAACCAAAGAGATTTGATGCGTGAGGTTCTTAAGTTCGACATCGATAAGTTGTCAGTTAAGCAAGCCGCTCAAGTTCTCGAGGCGATGGATAACTTCATCAACAATGGAATCACTAGTGGTCTTGAGGCTGTGGTAAAAGGATACATTGGAAATGATAACGCCAATAAACTAGCTGCATCTGGCCTTAAGTCAAGACCGCTCAAAATGTATTGGAATAAAGCTGTTGGTCGTTTCTTTGGTGAGCAGTTCGTTTCATTGCCATTGCTCATTGAGAGAATGTTTCCAGGAATGAAGAAGGGTCTTAAGCTTATGTCAGAGATGGGGCTTACTGATGTAATCAGAGGAGCATCTAAAGCTGACAGAGAGCATAAAATGATCGCAAAAGACTATACTAGTCAGGAGTTCTATAAAGGTAAGGGATTCATGAAGGCTGAGAATGTATACGAGAGAGGTATGATTGCCTTCTTAAGTAGAAATTTAGCTGGAACCAAAACAGAGATGCGTAACGAATTCTTACGTCGTATCAAGATGGTTGAGGAGTCCATCAATGCATTGATGAATGGATCAGAGACAGAGAGAAAAATGGGTGAGGCTTATCAGCAGGTTTTTGATAAGTTAAAAGTAAACAGCCAGGATCTTGATGTCATTAAAGCAAATGCTGAGCAAATGAATATTGATGCTGTTAACTGGATGACGCAGCAATGGGCTGAGAAGTACAGCGACCTATCTGACATTAGTTTATCTGTATACAACGCAATACTTGGAAGTGATACTAGCTATACCCCTGATAGATATAAAGGACTTGATGAGTCTGACATCGAGTTAGATGAAAATTTACTACAGAAAGGCAGCGCGTTTATGGCTGGTCTTGAGTACACTGACAAGAATAAGTCAGGTGTATTGATCGAAACAACTAGACCAAAGGCTTTGCCGAAAGGACGTTTTGTTAGCCTTGACTTTGACGTCAATAACTTCTCTAGTCTTAAGGGTGCCATGATTGATATTGAAACAGCTCCTGCTATTCGTCAGGTCGATGGATTTATTAAGTCAGATGGATACAAGAAAATTGTCAACGGTGACGACAGAAAAATTCTTACTCGTCGTATCAACAACTACATCATTGCTGTTAAAGGAAAGACTGCCTTTAACCGTGATAGTATGAGATCAGTTGAGAGAGTAGCTAACTTCTTAGGTAGCCTTGGTGTTGGTAAAGCATTAGGTGGATTCGATCAAACAATCAAGCAGACCGCTCCAGTTATCATCAACACCTTAATTAATGCCGGTCGCTTTGATGGCCTTAACCTTGAGATGAATGCAGCTATCAACCGATCAGGTATGCCAATTGCTAATCGTGGTATTGAGGCTATATCAGGTGTTGAGTCTGTTGATGCATTGATTGACAAGAAGGGTGCAACGGCAGCTGAGATAGGTAAGGCCATTGAGAAGGTTAGTCAGATGTACATGAAAGCCTTATTGTCTAAACCAGACGTATGGGTTGCTCGATCGTCGTTTATTTCTTACTACAAGAATTACTTAAAGACAAACGGAATGTCAACTGACATTGACTGGCAAACACATGAATGGAATCAAGAGGCCATGAACTACGCACAGATGATGGTTGACCGTCAACAAAACATCTCAGATGAGAAGCTGGCTGGTTCATTTATGAACTCTCCTGATCCGTGGAAAAGCGTCACAAGAAAAGTTATACTTCCATTTGCTACGTTCATCATCAACCAGAAGAACCGTATGCATAATGACTTGATTGCTTTGTTCGGTGTAGGTGCTGAAACATCTTCAGAGGATAAAAAGAAGGCAGCTAGATCATTAGTTGGATTAAGTGCTGAGATGTTAGCATACCAAAGCATAGCTTACTTTATTAAGACGATGGTATACGATCAACTTGCAGCCTATATTACAGGTGAAGACGATGAGGAAGAAAAAAAAGAACGCTCATTCCTTGGTATTAAAATGACCAAGAAGGAATGGAACGCGACTAAGTTCCCTGTTAAGAGTTTAGTGTCTGATGTTATATCTCCATTTCCATTATTTGACGACGCTGTAGTATTTGGTTTTGATGAGTTGATGAGCAACTTCCCAATGATATCAAAAGAAGATATCGATAAAGCTATTCAAGATCAAAACGATGCAAGAGCGCTTAAAGGTCAGGACCCAATGGACGCTGAGCAAGAAGCTAATCTTATTAAGAATCTTAAAGACAAGAACACATACGCTGTGACATTCCAAAAAGAAAGCTTAGGTCGTCAGTATGGTGTGCCTGGAATCGCATTTGACACATACACTGAGCTTGCTGATATGGCACAACTAGCCTACACAGGTGAGTTTGAGGATGACATGGGATTTGGTCCAAAGAAAAAGTACATCAGTAAGAAAGACCAAGAGCTTGTCAAGTGGACATTGCTACCAATGGTACTATACTCAACAGGACTTGTACCTAAAGATGCTGGTGTGGTATCAAGAAAGGTTGTAGCTACAGTTAAGAAGAGATCAATTAGTGAGACTAAGTTTAAGAACACTAGTGAGTTAAAGACTGAGCTTGGCCGTAAGCCAAAAGATTGGGAGGAAAGCTTGGTGATGAATACCACCAAGAAGGTGCCTACGCTTGTGGAGGCTATTAAATTTGCCGAAAGATTTGGCGGCCTAACAGAAAGTCAAGGCAAAGAATACGCCAAACTAATAGAGCTTACCGGTGATTATGGTTACCTAGACTTGAAGAGAATTCAAGACGGTGAGACGGCTGATCAGATATTAAAGAAGTAAGGCATAACAACCTTACGATTGGAATCAAGGTCGATCTGGAAGAATACAAATCCTGATCGGCCTTTTTTAAAGTTGGTCTGAACCCACTCTGAACTTGGCGAGAATGCCGGGTAGTTAAAGTAGTCAAACTCATCAGACGAGCTGTAGTCAAATAGCATTTGGTGTGAGTCGCCTTTACTGAACTCAACAAAGTCGCATGACCTTATGTCTTGGGCGTGTCTAATGTACTGAGATATTTTCTCAACACTTCTTGAATCAAGTTGGACCTTGAAGCCGAACTTAAGGTTGCGAGAGTCTTTGCCATGGCTGATGATAAACCCATGTCTTCCAATTATGTAGTGGTTTATAAAACGCTTGTGGTTGATGACGTGTACATTACTATACTTACGATCAACGACATGCTTAAATGCTGAGTTAACAATATATCCGAAGGCACCTGAGTGGTTGTCCTCACAGATGTTGTTACACATGATGTTCCTATACTGAGGCGATAGATAATCAAT